CAAACACTATCCCGTTGAGCTTCTGTCTATAGAGCAATTCGCTCTGCGTAGGTGGCTGTGGGTTACAGAAGGTTCTACTAGGTTTTCCAAGCTGATGTTGGGTGATGAACGTATTCGGTCTAAGTTTGGGGCGGCGGTTTCACTGACTGACCGAGAGATTTTAGATATGGTACACAGCGTTATCGACCCACCACCTAGTCAGCAAATATCCGTGTTCATTAAGCCGGATGAGTCATCCTTTAAACGTCGTCTGATAGCTAACATACCATTAGGAGCGTACATCGTATGTTCGTACATTCGTTACCTTCTAGAGCAGTATGTCGGCCGACAACCTTCTTTCGTCAAACTTAATGTTTTACCCTCGGATTATGTCGATATAGCTAATTTGCTTCAAGCTGGTTCAGTGGCGTATCCTCTTGATGAATCTGCTTATGATTATCATGTTACTCGAGAATCTTGGCTGGGTTTTTTCGATTTTCTAGATCAGTTCTTCCCCTATAACGATGGTGTTTTTATGTTCAAGAGATACTTTGATCATGCCATATGGTCGTTTGGCACTAAAAGAGGTCGCTGGCTCAAAGGTATGCCTTCTGGTTTAGCTTTGACCACCTTTCTAAATAGTTGGATGAATTATATTAAACAGTCGACCATCATCCCTTCTCAATTCCATTATGCTTGTGGGGATGATGTGCTTACTTTTTCAACTGATCATAATTTGACGTTACAAGACATTGAAAAGCAATATGCTGCGTTCGGATCAGTAGCTAACGCCTCGAAAAATTGGGCTAGTCATCACTTTGCTGAATATTTGAAAGTCCTTTATGGTCGACATGGTTCTTCTGGATATCCCGCTAGAATTTATGGCAGTTTACTCTATGTCCAAGATCCTAGGTTTAACACTCCTATGGACAAACTCATGGAGTTGACTGATCTATGGAAACAGTTTTGGGATCGTATGGGTGTTCCCATGCCCGAAAACCTTGTGGCTAGAGATTTATCTGCGGCGCTGTCACAGAAAGTACAACGCTTTTCGACACGGGTAGCCAAACTGTGGCTCCACTCTCCTCGTATCCATGGTGGTTATGGCAAGATACCCTATAATAGATGTACGTTCACTTGGGAATTAGAACATACTGAAGTCTTGAATTATTCACTTAACAGGATAAGGCTTCCTCGAGTCATTAGGTATAGCGGACCTGTCATGTTGCATGTTGGTACTTACCAGTTAACCTCGTCTTCTTTCAAGATGGGTAAACCTCCTCCTTTGCCCAGAATTGAGACGATGGAAGACTGGGAGCGAAGACTCAACCGTGAAGATCTACCAGATCGAGGGCCTTTCACCTCTATGGTCTTAGATTTGATACCACTTCCAGTTGTTGACTTCGTGTCCATCGCCTTCATGAGTAAGATGGCTTCTCAGTTGTCGTTATTCGTAGCACCTAATTTGTCTGGAAACTGGAATTCTATTTCTAGTCGGCTTATTAATGCATCTCACTATTTACTGCAACAATTATCCCTTTTTAGACAACAACACGGATTCACATCATTGTTGTGAAGTGTAACTACAGGTTTTCGAGCCTTCCTTCGGACTTTGGTCGGCTGAGTCGACCCACTACTAGCCTTATGGTTGGTACTAGGAATCTAGCG